CGAGAAAGATCACCATGGAGGTCCAACCATCGGACGTAGCTTGTGTGCTATCGACGATTATTACTCCATGTTCAGAAATGAAAGGTATCCTAGATACCCCTATTAAATCTTCTCCTGCCAAGCAGAGCCGCTTCAAAGAACTTTTAAAGTTCTATAAGAAGGTCGACTTTACCGAAGAGACCCCTACGCAATTAAGCGCGGAATACTCTGTTACAGAAGAAGAAGTAAGAAAAATCACTGAGGCCATAAGGGCAGTGTCAGAATTGTACACTATTTTTGGACTAGAAAGTCCTCAATCTCAGGCATGGTTGCGAACAAATAGGCAGAAACTAACTGCACAACGCTTTGTTAAAATTCAAGCGTTCAACCATGTAATAAAAAAGACTCTACATAAAATGTTAAAATTTGTGTCGATGAACGGTGAAGGATCTTGGGTCAAAATACTCAAGTGGAAATTTGCCGCGTTCTTTGCATATTATCGGAATCAGGAACTACCTCTCCGACCGGATTTAAATTTTGGTAAAAACAAGAAAGAAAATAAATATTTCTGTTTTTGGAGACCAGAAGTCTTGTTGGGTGGAATGTACCACGATGTTCTCATGAAGATGAGAGCCAAGAAAAATGATCGATTTATGCAATTTGTTGATTCATCTCAACAACTTAAAAAGGCAATGCCCGATATTCCAGTAAGTATGGTGGAAAAGTCCGAGAAAGATACTCGAATAGAGTTGACCTCGGCTCCAATCGTATTGGATGACCACACAGTTGTGGTTTCGGAGGTCCGTGAACTTACGACCACGAAGAATAATATTGTTAAGGCGTTGTACCCGAAGGCTGTAAAGGCTGTTAGCCGGGTTAAAGTTGAATTAGCTCTTCGAAGGACGGTCTGTGAACTTTTTGAAGGTGAATGTTTTTCACCAGAAGAGGTTTATGAGCCGTTTTTCCCATCCACTAGTGCCAATTACATTTGGTCACGTTCTAAATGTGGAGCCCTGTCTGAATTATATGAAAGGGTCTCTTTTGGGAAAAGAGATTCTGGAATACAGTTTGGTGTTGAAGCTTGTTCTTTGTTTCAACGAGTTCCTGAACACTATGGAACTTTGGGTCGATCGGAGCAATTACAAATCGACAAAGAGCAACAACTTGGTTTTGAACCATCTGAGTTGTTGCCAGTACTAGTACATGATAATACATTATTGAGACAAAACTGGAAGGAGGATTACTTGAAAATCTTTGACTATGCAAAATCGGAAAAACCACTTGTAAAAACCGTGGGACTTCCAGAACCATTAAAGGTTCGAGTCATTAGTAAGGGTCCTCCCCTCTTATATACAGCCCTAAAG